AACTAATGGCATGGAAAAATATACCAGGCAGACCCGGATGGTTGTTTAAAGATGACGCTGTTGTGCCTTCATTTACATACTTGGGTGCAGGAACGTCTGTAGCAAACGCCGCTAAAACTACTGCGGGTGTTCGTACAGAGGGTGGTGTTCAAACGTATATTCAGACCAGAAAAACCACTGATGCTGAAACTGTTAATCGTGGTGAAATAGACGCGACATCTACACTAGCAAGCGTTGGTGTGTCAGGACCACAACCCGCATCGTTCTTTTCTGATCTCCCCGCAGTAGGCGGAGGAGGCGTACAACCTTTCGGTGGGCAAGCATTCACATATGCACTCACATCAGAAACAGATCCCACTAGTGCTAATTGGACAGCGAAACAACCTGCTGGATACACTTACTATCCAGGCGAAGGTATAGGTGCTGATGCTCCTATTACTGATATGAATAGTATGTTTTTAGGCAAATCAACATTCAATGAAGATATTAGTTCTTGGGATGTGAGTAGTGTTACTAATATGAGTAGTATGTTCAACAATACTAACGCATTCAATCAGGATATTAGTTCTTGGGATGTGAGTAGTGTTACTAATATGAGTGCTATGTTTCAAAACAATAGTGGATTCAACAATGGTGGTGTAGCATTAAATTGGGGAACTAAAACTGCCAGTGTTCGGTTTATGAGTGCTATGTTCAACAATGCTGACGCATTCAATCAGGATATTAGTTCTTGGAATGTAAGTACTGTTACTACTATGAGTGGTATGTTCAGCAATACTAACGCATTCAACAATGGTGGTGTAGCATTGGGCGGAACTTTTGCTAGTACAATGACTAGTGTTGCTAATATGAGTAATATGTTCTTCGATACTAACGCATTCAATCAGGATATTAGTTCTTGGAATGTAAGTAGTGTTACTAATATGACTCAGATGTTCAACAATAATAGTGGATTCAATCAAGACATTAGTTCTTGGAATGTAAGTAGTGTTAGTTTTATGAATAGTATGTTCTTCAATGCTGATGCATTCAATCAAGATTTGAGTGGTTGGAATGTAAATAATGTTACTAACGCTTCTGGTTTCTCTTCTTTGGCTGATCAAAAAGGAACTTTGGCTGCAAACTGGCAAGAGGCAGAACATCCATCAAATGTAGGGCTGGGTAACTTCTACAATACATAAAGTGTGCCATTGGTCTCACTTTAAGTAGATTCTAGAAAAATAACACTCCTGAATAAATTCACTTGTATAAATAACCCTGTATACCAATTATAGGAAGTTTATGTGATGCGATATTTGATGTTTATATTGATTCTTTGGACCATGCCTCTGTATGCACAAGAGTCAGACGCCACAGAAGATGTGATTAAAACCGACTCTACCACGAACAGTACGGTTACGACACAAACCGATTCAACGACTACGTTGAAGTCGCCTCCTGCTTCGGCTATTTCTCCGACCATCAACACATCCAATAGTGATCTGTGTACGTTCGGTGTGGCAGGTGCAATTCAAACTCAGATTCTGGGCATCAGTACTGGCACACAGGTTACCGATGAGAACTGCGAACGCATGAAACTGGCGAAGAACCTATACAATATGGGCATGAAAGTTGCGGCGGTATCTACGTTGTGTCAAGACGAACGAGTTTTTAATGCGATGAAAATGGCAGGAACGCCATGTCCATTTGATGGATTGATTGGTCAGGACGCATTGGCGGCTTGGGAAGCAAATCAAGAATTACAACCTAGTGCAGAAAAAGACGAAGAGGGTATGAGTGATGGTACGAAGACATTGTTGGGCAGTGCTGGCGTTGCTAGTTTACTCCTGCTCCTCTTACTCTAGCGAAGCAGTTTACGGTACAACAGGTAACGCCGCTAGTGCTGGTTATAACTGGGTGATGACCAATGTGCTTCCTCAACAATTGGGGTTGTCGGTTAACAGTGTCATCTACCAGTACACAACGAATAAGATTGCTGAAGACAATATGTTGGTTCACGTACAGAACGAGAATGCACGAGGACCAGGCTACATTTTTCGTGAGACAGATGATTGGTCTGGATTGCCTGGCAATACGATTAATAAGATCGTTCCAGTAAATATGATTGACATTTCTTATTGGGGCAACGGTTCAATTGAAGTTGAAGGCAATGGTACGGTATCAGATGCGGGAGTTTATTACTCGTATCAGTACATACCCTGTGAGGACGTTCAGAGTGATCCTACGTGTCCAGGCTATGTAGATCCGACTGGTGCTTCTCTCGTAGAACAAGCAATAGCAGTTGATACGAGTAGTGAAGAGTATATTCAAAATGAGATAGACAGAAAAGCGAATTTAAAGTCGCAGAAAGAAGAAGAAGAACGAGAAGAACGACAACGAGTCGCTAAAGAAAAAGAAGAAGACATAAGAGATAGCCTTGAAGTCTTGTTAGGTTTGGATCTAGGTGCAAGTCTACAAAGAGCCGAGGACACATTATTGCATAACGCATTAATGGCAACAAATTATCTGCCAAGAAGTTACTTCATGGCGATAAAGGGTGGTGAATATCCGGACGCTGAACCGCTGAAGGATAGTAAACTGCCTGATTCAAAGAGAGGATTGAGAGTGGGCCTTGCTTCAGAATTGAAGCATAGGCAGTTAGTTGATTTACAGTATGGTAATCAACCAAAGGAGGATCAGAAATGATCAAAAAAACACTCTTATTATTGGCACTTGGTACATTTGCATCAAGCGCAATCGCTGAAGACATGGAAGTGGTTGGGAACGTGCAATCAAAGTGCGTTGTGACTCCTGACACTGCCGGTGTGTATGGTAACCCATCACCCGATAAATTGGATTCTGACCCCGCTTCTGGTGGAGTTGATCCTATTGTGCGATATGATGTGATTCAAGCAAGTTATTATAAAGCGAAGATCACATACCCTAATGCTTTTTCAGAAGCGCCTGCTTTGGCAGACGTTGTGAATTGGACAGGGGATACAGCGACATCACAAGTATCTGACACAGGAATGTCTGGATACGATGCCGCTAAAATTGAATATGATAATGTCACGGAATTTTCATTAACTGTAGCAGGAAGCACATGGTTTAAGACAGAGACATTGGCTGAGTACGGATATGGTAAGGCGTTTCCCGCCGGAGTATATCGCGCAGTAGTGACCGCAGAATGCATCGCTATTTAATATTATTGTTAATATGGATAAGTGGGTACGCAAGTGCCCACGAATTCACTCCTACCTATCCGAAGATGAAACAGTCGCATGTGGAGAATGTAGTCACCACTAAGATGAAACTGTTTAATTTACGAAAAGATGTGGAGTATTACGAAATCGAAGTGTTCAATCAAAACTGGGAACCAGTAGCGGTTGCTGTCCCAAAAGGTAATCCGATTAAAATATCACATTTAAAAACGAAAATGATAGACATTTATTTAAAAAACAATTCGGGGGCGAGATACATTTGTTCTACGTCTAAACTGATACTGACCGGTGGTGGTAAAACTGCCGTTCGTTCGAGGATCTGTTCGAAGATAAAATAATGATTAGATTTATATTATTGATGATGATGAGTTCGATGGCATGGGCACAGAGTAGTTCTTTGAATTTGAATCTACCATCCACGCCAGGATCTTATGCATCAGACAGAATTAGGACTAGTGAGAATGTCGAATGTTCAATGGCAATCGGCGGTTCGGTAAATGTTGAGTTCGGTGTGGTTGGTGTAATCAACCAGAACGGGCCCTTCTATAACAATCAGGGTCTTTATCCAGAAGGATATGATCCCGATGGAATAGTAAAAGATGTGGGTGTTTATGCAAAGATTACAATACCGTTGAACGCACCAAAAACCAGATTAGACTGCAACCGATTGTATCAGTTGGAGTTAGAAAGAACCAGAATGGAAATTCAAAAACTAAAAGCAGAAATGCAACAGTTGAGAAATTTGAAGTTCGAAGGAGATGAATAATGGATAAAGTAGAAGCGGTTGCTAAAGTAAACAACGTATTTGAATATCAGTACGATAGTGATCAGTATCAAGTTGCTGACTATTGGCGTGTACTTGATATGAGCCAGGATAAAGACCAAGGAGATTGTGAAGATTATGCACTTACTGTAGGATGGATGCTTGCAGGGCAAAGTCGTATGAAGTTTCTTTGGATGATTCTCACAAAAAAGATTAAGATTTGCTTTATTAGTTATGTGGATGGTGGTCATGCAGTACTAGAATACGAAGGATTATTGGTCGACAACTGGAAGAAAGAGTGGACTCCTCGTAGCACATATGAAAAAGATTACGCACAGTATAAGTGGGAATATAAATTTTACTATAACCCTCTAGTTGTAGTAAAGAAACTCATTCAAGGTAAGTTCTGGAAAAAATAATGGCAGAGTTCGAATTTGCGGGTACAACATTTCGTGGTGGCAAGATGGCAGTTATATTGACTGCACTCTCTACACTGGGTGGTGGTGCATGGGGTGCGTTTGAGTTCTATAAAGACTACATGGACATGAAAGAGATCATTGCTAACATAGACACTGACGCAATAGAAGTAAGAAACAATGAGATAGAAGTAAAACTTGATAACGTGTTGATGACTGTGGATGAAGCCATAGACTATTCACGAAGTATCAAGAATGATCTGCGAGACGATTTCAACAGAATGGAAAAGAATGTTGATCGTATCGAAGATCAAAATAGAGAAATGCAGGATGATGTCAGAGCAATGATTGACAAAGCATCCGAACGGTTTGACACAAAAAGAGAGAGTTTACAAACTGACACTGAACTGAAGATCAATGCTCTTGAAGATCGCCTTAATAAAAAAATACAGAATGTGCTTGATAATCCTTTAACAGACTAAGGAGAGAGACATGAGAGTTAGAGTAACATTTACGAATGGTACGGCGATGTTTGGAAAAATGAGCATACCATCCAATGCAACATTGGGTGATGTGCTGAACGATACTAGTGGACCCTTTGTGGTCTTTATACAGCCTAACGAGAAAGAAGTCCTATTGAACAAACAAGCGATTGCTTACATCGTAGAAGATCCTTTAGATTAATATACATACTATGACTTGATAGACTTTTAGGCATTTCATGCAACTGTTTGATGAATTAAATGAAGACAATTTTTTACTTTTTGCGGCTAAGAATTATTACAATCCTCGCTGTATAGACGCAGAAGAATTTTATGAAGATCTAAAACGTTTCAAGTACATAAAACGTCTTATCACGAGGTTCACTGAGACTGATCAATTATCGGTGAACCTCATGATGAATCACCTCATCATTATTTTTAACGTCTTTGACGTGGGATCTGGCCTCAAGATGCTGGAATATAAATTGAGCCGTGAGCAATTCAGCATTGTCAAACCCTTTCTTATTTACCTCAAGTTGATTGAAAACTCAGAATTGACCGGCATACGTATGAATATGAAGGTCGTGGAACAACTGAGAAACCTTAAATGAAAAAACTAATCTATCAATATTATTTGATGGACGACAACACACGACCATTGTCGCTCTGGGCGCAGTGGGGGCAGTGGTCAGTAAAGAAGTATGCCGAGAAGTATGGATGGGACTATGAGTTTAGTCAGACACCTTGGCACACTGAAGGACCAGATACGTTTATTAATCCTTCGGATGGTGTACCCCCCGCGTGTCGTTGGTTTGATATTAGTCGTGTGTGGGAAGATCCGTATTTTGATCAATGGGATCAAGTATTATTTTTAGATCTAGACATTGTTATTCATCCACGATCACCTGATATATCGTTAATTAATCCGAGACATGTTGCTGGTTGGATTGAATGTGTTCCACCAGGAGCCAACGGTGGACCTAGTTATGATCGCCCGGGTAAACATGCCGATATATTAGCGAATGCCATGGAGTACATAGGTTCGCCGCATCCATATCCAGTATTTGAAGCAACCGGTGTTACACGAATATGTAATAGTGGTGTGCTATTGTGGTCAAAAGAAGCCCGTCTGATTGCACGAGAAAAGTTTGGCACAGAGTATTGGAAATGGTGGGGTATGAGAGAGACTCACGATTACCCTCGTTGGTTGTGCTTAGATCAAATCTATGTGAGTGCTATGATGAACAAGTATGGCTTGGATCTTGTTGAGTTAAATTGGAAATGGAATTCTTGTCCAACTAACTGGAATAAACTACCACAACCTGCATCATATTTCTATCACTTCAGTAATGAACGCAAAAAAATGGTGGACACGTGGTGCAAACAAACGTGGGGTGACGATCACGATTTTGTTCCGTATAAATAGATACACAGAAAGAGGATATAAACGTGTCATTAGCAAATAGAGCGGGCGATTTATATTTTACGTTTAGATTTTTAAAGTTGTTGACCACGCCATGGATTGATACTGAGGCGTACAAACTGGGTCTTATAGATGACAACGGCAAGAGACTAAAGAGTAAGAAAATACAATCGTCCGAAGAAAAAGATGCTTACACATCATTCATGAGAGTGGTGTTTAACATGAAGAGGCTGATTCAAAAACTGCCTGGTGGTAGTAATAAGATCGCATCATATGCTTCTGCTCTGCTGTTGATCCGCGAAGAGATGGGTGTCACGGACAAGGGCATAGAAAAACTAGTCAAAGAAATGGATCTAGATCCCGCAGATTTTATTAGCGAACGCAATGAGTGGTACGTTCTAGAGGACAAACGACTTTCGCCTGGCATGTACATAGTTAAGGAAGAGAAGTTAACCAAGCAGTTCAATGAAGTCTATGCTAAAGATAAAATAAGAGTTCCCGAAGAATCATATCCTATAGGTAACATATTTGGGTTGGATGTGTACGAGGTAACACACATCAATACTAATCAACCCGTTCTTATTACACTCGGAGAAATCTACAAATGAAAACTTTCAAGCAAATGTTTGATGAGGAAATGATGACCACTGGTGATGCTGGTATTCCTCAAGACACCAAGGACATGGGACCAAAAAAGAAAAAGAAATATTCGGTCTTAACTCGCAACTACATAGAAGTCAATGGTAAAAGAAAAAAGCAATTTAAATAATGGCATATTCAGATAAGGTGATGGACCACTACGAGAATCCTCGTAATGTGGGAAGACTAGATAAAGAAGCAGAGGATGTGGGCACTGGCATGGTCGGTGCTCCTGCTTGTGGTGATGTAATGCAGTTGCAGATTAAAGTAAACGACGAAGGAGTTATTGAAGATGCTAAGTTCAAAACCTACGGATGTGGAAGCGCAATTGCTTCATCAAGTTTACTTACTGAGTGGGTTAAGGGAAGAACCTTGGATGATGCTTCTGCTATTAGGAACACTGATATTGCCAATGAATTAGCCTTACCGCCCGTTAAAATCCATTGTAGTGTCTTGGCTGAAGACGCAATCAAAGCGGCAGTAAACGATTATAGGATGAAACATGTTTAAAATATATTTGATAGTTGCTTTCATGGGCGCTATTGCAGGAGGTTACTCCTATCATCAAGTTACAGTTTCTAAGTTTGAAGCCGGTATTGCTAAACTAGAAGCAAACAACCGTACCCTCAAAGAGAACAAAGTCCAGTTAGAACTTGCGAAAGCAACCGCAGAGAAGTCTCTCAAGGTGGCAGAAGAACAAGCAAAAGCACAAGGTGAGGCGATGACCAAACTCACTCAAGCAAACAATGCGTTGCAACGAGACAAAGACCAGGCGATGAGAATCTTCAAGGATCACAACCTCACTCGCTTGGCACGTGCACGACCAGATAGTATTCAACGTTTATCCAATGCGAAGACAAAGAAAGTGTTTAAGGAACTAGAAGATGATACCAAAGAAATTATGGCTCTTGACGATACCCCTCCTACTGACGGGGTGCAACCTAATGCCGAGACTGGAGTTCGGACCAAAGGAACAAATAATCCAACCGGAACCACAGATAGTAACGGTAGTTGAGAAAGAACCACTCCGTATCTATCAACCTCCTCTACCCGCATCAATTGACCTGCTTGACGTAAACTTCTTTGTCATCACAGAGGAGAACTTTGAAGAACAATTCAAGATCATAGAAAAGATGCAAGGGGGTCAGTTTGTTGTCTTTGCCCTCACCCCCGACGGTTACGAAAAGATGAGTGAGAACTTCCAAGAGGTTCGTCGCTATGTGTTACAACAGAAAGAACTCATCATCTACTACCGTGAAGCGACCACCGAGTCCGAAGGGACTACAGCAGAAGAGTGGCAAGAGAACAATGAAAAATGAGTGTTGATCACAACGGCGGTCTTCATCCAAATTTGTCATGGCTGCCTGATGTTTTTGCTGAAGGTCATATGCCAAACACCGCTGAAGTGAGTCATATGTGGAGAGCGATCAAAAGAATCACAAATTTTAAAACAGTGACTGAAATTGGTTTTAATTCTGGGCATAGCAGTTCTATCGTCATGTCTTTATTTGATGATGTTACAGTAACATCTTATGATATTTGTCTTCATCCAGAGACGATTGCCAACTCTGCGGTAGTAAAGGAGCACTTTGGTGATAGGTTTAACTTTCATCCTTATCACTCGTACTTTCTCAGAGAAGATTATCTATCCGGAGTCACGCCCGTTGAGAAAACCGATATCATCCTTATAGATGGCAGTCACCGTGGATTCTTTGTGAATAGTGATGCCGAGTTAGCCGAAGCCGTTGGATTTGAATGGATTCTTTTTGATGACTACGACTTTAGATCTGTTCGTGATCAAACCCACCGAGACACAATGTCTTTTCAAAATTCATGGCGATATGAAACTCGCAATAACAATGGCACTCCCGGTGTAAGTAGCCTCGCTCTTTTCAAGAAAAGTCTTGCTTAATCCTATAGGATGATATATAATAGTTCCACCGTATAAACAATAAACCTTGACGAATGAGGAAGTCTAAACATGCCCAGTAATTATCTACCCACCAGTTACCAAGAATTTATCCACCTGTCACGTTACTCAAGGTGGTTACCAGAAGAAGGGAGGCGAGAAACGTGGGAAGAAACAATCGGGCGTTACTTTGATTTTTTCACCGAACATCTCTGGGATACGTGTGAATACAGGCTACCTGCAAAAGTCCGCAACGAATTAGAAGAAGCAGTACTGACTCAGAAGGTCATGCCATCTATGCGGTGTCTAATGACTGCGGGTGAAGCACTCAAGCGCGAGAACATCGCTGGTTATAACTGTTCATACATTGCAGTTGACAAACCTTCATCGTTTGATGAGATCCTCTATGTGCTGATGAACGGTACTGGTGTTGGATTCTCGGTAGAACGCCAGCACATCTCATTATTGCCTGTTGTAGCAGATGAGTTTCACAGTACCGATACCACTATCGTTGTTGGAGACAGCAAACTCGCTTGGGCAAAAGCAATGAAAGAACTTGTTGGTCTGTTGTATGCGGGGCAAGTACCTGCATGGGATATGAGCAAAGTTCGTGCCGCAGGAGAACCGCTAAAGACTTTTGGTGGTCGTGCATCTGGTCCACAGCCATTGATTGATCTCTTTCAATTCTGTGTTGAGACTTTCAAGGGCGCCGCGGGTCGTAAGTTGACTTCAGTAGAGTGTCACGATATTGTCTGTAAGATTGCAGAGGTTGTCGTAGTAGGTGGTGTTCGACGTTCTGCGTTGATCTCACTGTCTAACCTGTCAGATGATCGTATGCGACATGCTAAAGCAGGGCAGTGGTGGAATGACTACGGGCACAGGGCACTAGCAAACAACAGTGCGGCATACACTGAGAAGCCTGATATCGGCATCTTCATGGACGAGTGGAAAGCACTGTATGACTCCAAGTCTGGTGAACGTGGTATTTTCAATCGTCAGTCTGCAAATCTAATTTCAGAAAAGTCTGGTCGCCGCGAGGTGGGTAACCATGAGTTTGGTACCAACCCTTGTTCGGAGATCATCCTTCGCTCTCGTGAATTCTGTAACCTATCAGAGGTTGTGGTTCGTGCGAGTGACAACCGCGAGACGCTACTTGAGAAAGTCCGTCTCGCAACTATTCTAGGAACGTTCCAATCTACTCTCGTGAACTTCAAGTATGTCTCTAAGGGATGGGTCAAGAACTGTGAAGAGGAACGTTTGCTTGGTGTGTCTATGACTGGTATCATGGACAACAAGTACACCAATGGTAAGTTGGGTGATCTACCCTCTCTGTTAGAAGAACTCAAAGCAGAAGCGGTCAAGGTGAACAAAGAACTTGCTACTAAACTTGGAATCAACCAATCTGTAGCAATCACCTGTGTTAAACCCTCTGGTACCGTCTCACAGTTAGTGGACGCCGCTTCTGGCATACATGCACGACATAACCCCTACTATATTCGTACTGTACGCGGAGACAAGAAAGATCCACTAACCAACTTCATGATTGATAAAGGCTTCCCTGCTGAAGACGATGCGATGAATCCATCACAGACTGTGGTATTTTCTTTCCCTGTTAAAGTAGACAAGGGTGCTGTATTCCGCACTGATATGACTGCTATTGAACAGTTAGAGATGTGGTTGATCTACCAGAAGCACTGGTGCGAACATAAGCCTTCTGTTACTATCTCTGTCAAAGAGCATGAGTGGATGGACGTAGGCGCATGGACGTATAATAACTTTGACTACATGAGTGGTGTATCATTCTTGCCTTTCAGTGATCACACGTACAAGCAAGCACCTTATCAGGATACTGATGAAGCAGGATACAAAGAGTTGCTGAAGATTATGCCGAAAGATGTAAACTGGGCAGATCTGAGCCAGTATGAAATGACTGATATGACGATTGGTTCTCAGGAACTTGCGTGTGCCGCAGGCAACTGTGAGATACAATAATGGACGAGTTTAATTACACACTCGTATGTCCTTCTTGTGAAGTGAGTGTGGAATTAAAAGTTTATGTTGAGGACGAGTTACCTGTCTATTGCTCTATGTGCGGCGAAGATGTCAACGAGGAGTGGACTATAGCCGACTGATATATAATACCATGAGCGAAGAATGGTATTACAATGGTAAGCCCTATGAACCCACCGAAGAGGAATTAAACTCTTTGGTGGGTTTTGTGTATGAGATAGAAGAAAAGAACACAGGTAAAAAATACATTGGTAAGAAAGGCTTTTGGCGATCAAAGATACTTCCTGTCACGAAAACGCGCAAGAGACGGAGGAGGACGCTCGTGGAGAGCGATTGGCGTAAATACTATGGTAGTAGTGCTCTTTTAAAAGAAATGGTAATTGAACACGGCGAACATATATATAATAGAGTGATTTTAAAATTGTGCATCAGTAAAGGGGCGATGTCCTATTACGAAGCCAAATTGCAGTTTGAGAACGATGTCTTACTGAGAGACGATTATTACAACGAATTTATTGGATGTAAAATTCACAGCAAACATGTTAAACTTTAAACAATATCTCAACGAAGGGATCAATGATCCCGCCATCTTCAAAGCAATCTTTCTTGCTGGTGGCCCTGGCTCTGGTAAGTCATTCATCGTAGGAAAGACTGGTTTGCCCGCCCTTGGTTATCGTGTTGTCAATTCAGATGACTCATTCGAACTCGCCATGCAGAAAGCAGGGCTTATACCCATGACACCCGAAAAGATCTTCTCTGTGAAAGGGCAAGAGATTCGTGGCAAAGCAAAAGCAATCACCGCAAAGAAGCAAGAGATCTTGATCAAAGGTCGCTTGGGTCTCACCATTGACGGTACTGGGCGTGACATTGACAAGTTGAAACGTCAAGCAAAAGAACTCAAGAAGTTCGGTTACGATGTCGCGATGATCTTCGTAAACACCGACAAAGAAACAGCACTCGCACGTAATCGTGCACGAGCAAGACAATTACCTGATGAAGAGGTCGCACGTATGTGGGAGACCATTCAAAAGAACATTGGTGCGTTTCAAACAATCTTTGGTAAGAAGAATTTCCTTGTTGTTGATAACAGTGACGGTAAGGATTTTACGAAAGAGACGTTACGTGCTTATCGTGACGCAACTAAATTCACCAATGCGCCTGCAAATAACCCTAAAGCGGTGAAGTGGATTGCAGACGAAAAGAAGAGACGTGGTATAAAATAGTTCTTGACAAGTTGTCAAGTCTTGTGTATAATGTACTTATAAGTATCTTTAAGGAGATAGTGAAGTGGTAGAAACAGTTAGAAAACGTGATGTGTGGGAAGTCTTTACTGAGATTGAAACAGCAAAGACTCGTAAGAAAAAACTAGAGACCTTGAAAAAATATGAAAATGAAATGCATGTAAGAGATGTATTGCAAGGCACATTTGATGATAGAATCCAATGGAATCTACCACTGGGAACACCTCCCTACACTCCCGGATCAGACGATGCTCCTCCTCAGGCATCACTCATGAAACTCCATTTGCGGTTCAAGTATTTTATAAAAGGCTTGAGGGCATGCGAAGAGTTACCCGCAATCAAACGAGAAAGGATGTTCATTGACATTCTTGAAACAGTTCACCCCAAAGACGCCCAAATATTGGTGTCAATGGTCAATAAAACCAAACCAGAATTTGATGGATTAACTAAAAAACTAGTACAGGAGGCTTTACCCGATTTAATCCCATGATGATTATGTGAATACCCAAATCGATAACAAGGAGACTTGCCTATGGTGGTAAACCAGATTGAACGACTAAAAAAAGACTCTAGGGAACTTGGACATTATATTCACAAGTTAAATAAAAAAGGTAAAGGAGATGCCGCTCATCGAATGCTTAAGAAACAAGCATTTTTAGATGCGGCAATACAGCAAGTCAACAGGGGGTGATCCAGATCTAAACGGGTGCCTCATGAGAGGCACTCTATTAGGAGAAAATAATCATGATGTACGGTGAAAATAATGGATCCAGTGAGATACTAAGGTATATCAAAAGTGGAACTATCGGCGCAGAGATTGGCGTCTGGAAAGGTTCTACATCGCAACACCTCGTTAAAAAGAAACTCAAAGAATTGCATCTGGTTGATCCATATGCACTACCCTCTGACCCTGTTGCAAAAGCAAATATGATCAAAAGATATGCACCCATGATTGATGGGAACACAGAGAAAGATTTTGTTAAATACTATGATGGTGTGCACGAAGGCATTTTGAGCATGTTTAAGAATCATAACGAAGTCACAATGCATCGGATGTCTAGTGAAGAGTGGTTTGCTCAAATAGAAGATAAGACGTTTGATTGGATCTACGTAGATGGTGACCACACGTTTGAGGGTTGTTACTTTGATCTAGTAGAGGCTGCCAAAAAGATTAAATCCGGTGGAGTGATGTTGGGTGATGATTACAAATCACTCCAGTGGAAAGGGAAAGAAGGTGTTGTACAAGCAGTGGATAAGTTTACTGCATTAAATTCACAGCATAAATTTACTATGCTAGATAAAGGGCAATTCAAATTTGAGATCGCATAATGCCAACCTATGATTTAAGAAACACAAAGACGGGTAAAGAGATATCGCATCTGTGTACTATTGCAGAGAAAGAAGCAATGGTCGCTAGTGGTGAATGGGAACAGTTTCACTCGCGGATGCCGGCAGATGTTACACACACCGGTAACATCATCAATAAGACCAGCGGTGACTGGAAAGATTTGATGAAGAAGATCAAGAAAGAAGCGGGTGGAAATACAGGGCTTTCAAAAGAGAAAAAGCGTAATTACGGATTCTTAGATAACTCAGTCAACACATGAGAAATAATCAAACTCCCGATATGCGTATCCGTCTAGATCAGATGGACACAATCTCTCCTATTACACCTCACCAAGAAGATGCTTGGAAAGCGTGGCGTGACGGTGATCATCTAGCACTCACTGGTACAGCAGGAACAGGTAAGACATTTCTTGCCATGTATCTTGCACTTGAAGAAGTGATGGACAAAAGTACACCGTATGAGACTCTTCACATTATCCGCAGTGTCGTGCCTACACGAGAGATAGGTTATCTGCCTGGTTCTGTAGAAGAGAAACTCAACGCATACACTGGACCATATCGCGCCGCGGCGACTGAATTGTTTAATGATCCTAAAGCATATGACAAGTTAGTGCATAACAATTATGTTACTTTTGAGTCCACATCCTACATTCGTGGTGTGACATATGATAGCAGTATTATTCTTGTTGATGAGATGCAGAACTTAAACTTTCACGAGTTAGACTCTGTGATCACTCGCGTGGGTCAAGCAACCAAGATTATGTTCTGTGGTGATTATTATCAGTCCGATTTTAAGCAAGAAAAAGATAAATCTGGGGTCAATCAATTTATAAATATCCTAGAGAATATGAAAGCATTTACATGTGTGCAGTTTGGATGGGAAGATATTGTCCGATCAGATTTTGTGCGTGACTATATCATGACCAAAGAATGGTTAAACATCAAATAAGGAGAACTGTATGGATTTAATTTTAGATTTAGCGATAACATTTTGGCAATGGGTAATCGTAGGTTGTATTGTTCTGGCTGGCTGGGTATGTACAAAGTTAGACGGACAGGGTGAAGAACGTGTTGGATTTAAATACGATGAAATGCCCAAGATGTCGCCTTTACCTATTGAGACTGCAAATAAAGGTTTCTGGAAAGGAGTCTGGCTGTGGTTGATGGGTGTACGTCAGTGGGAAATCGTAGAAGACTGGTACTTCTATCTTGAAGGACAACAGTATGTTGTACCCGCAGGATTCCAATTCGATGGTGCATCCGTACCTAAGTTTCTTGCCACCTTTCTATCACCCGTCGGTGTATTGCTCATGGGCGGACTAGTCCATGACTATGCATACAAGTATGCTACACTGCGCAAAGCAACCAAGAAGTATAGCGACATTGGTCCTATCACTCAACAACAAGCAGATGTATATTTCCGTGATATCTGCATTGAAGTCAACGGGTTCAAAGTGTTGAACTATCTCGCATACTGGTCGCTCCGTCTTGCTGGTTTCGTAGCATGGAATGGTCACAAGAAGAATGGTACTCACATCTAATGTCTGCGCCAACTCCTAGTGAGATTCTCCGGAGGTGGCAAGAAGATGAAGCACATTATAAGCGCAGATTAAAAAACCTTGACCACAACCCTAAAGATCCCGAGTATCGAATTCCTCCTCAGGGCAATTTGACGGTTTGTGATATGCAAAGAAAAATTTGGCAGATAATTCATGACGATGATCTGATAAGCATGACTGAACAGGGAAAGGCCGAGTTAGAACATTATTTGGAAAGAGCGTTTCTTATGGCGAAAAAAATGAACGCTAAATTGAGGCAATACAAATATGACTATGACGATACTTGGTATGCTGAAGAACGAGCAAAAGAAGCACTCTGGCTTGACGAGTTAAAACACGGAAATAAGGAATAAAAATGAAATACGCAAAAAAACTTTTAGGCGAACGTACAACTATGGACGGCATTGTTATCTGTGCTGTATGTGGTATGGTTATTTTATTTGGTGGTCTTGCTAAGATGTTAGCATGGGGCGGATTAGCATATGGCGCATGGACATTATTTAAAACTGAGAAATAAATAATGCGAAGTTATTATGAGTCTCCAAGGATTTGAAACAAAGCCAGGCACTGATCACATCGTCCGAGGCTTGGTAAAAAGCGCAAAAGGTACCATGTACAAGCGCACTGGACCTGTTGTTGATATGTGGGAACGAACTGAGTGGGAAGCAGGATACAATTACGAAGATCCTATTGCGGTCTTTGGCATTCTGCGTGGCACTGCCGATCTTATCAAGCAAGCAAAGACCTGGTACTATTTTGATCATGCTTACATTGCAGGCAACAAACACGGCAAAACATTCCTAGGCGAACCCATCTATAGACTCACGAAGAACTGGTATCATGTCAGGGAAATTCAAAAAATGGACAAGAGCGCAGACGCTCGCATTGCCAAGTATAAGGGCAAGTACGAGATAAAGCCTTGGCAACGAGACGGTAAATATATTCTTGTATGTCCACCGACACCTAATATGGAACACCAGTTTAATAAGAAAAATTGGCTCAATACCACGTTACAAACTCTTCAAAAATATAGCGACAGACCTATACTCATTCGTGACAAATATTCAGAGAAATCTTTGAGTGACGATTTAAAGAATGCATATGCCATGGTGTCATGCACGACGGCGGTATGTATTGATGCTATTCTTACAGGTGTACCTAGTTTTTGTGATGACATAGCAGTAGGACGTCCTATGTCGCTTACGGACTTTAGTAAAATAGAAACTCCTTACTATCCAGACGACCGGCAAGAATGGATATATACATTACTAACACATCAATTTACGATGTCTGAAATAAAAAATGGTACTGCGTGGAATATAGTTAATGGCTTATAATGAACTCAATCTGGGTCTTCTAAAGGACTACGTTTCCTCCTCTTACAATCTTGCTGACACAATGGCACTTCTATTGTGTAATAAGAATGGTCGTTACTTAGAGATAGGCGCGCACAAGCCTATCAAAGCCAATAACACCGCACTGCTAGAACTCAATGGTTGGAATGGTATCAGTCTTGAACTGAGCCAGAGAATGAAAAAGATATGGGCTGATGCAGGACGAAAACCTACAATAGTTATTGCTGACGCCATCACGTATGATTATGATGGACTGACCGACAAAGAGTTTGACTTCATTCAGTACGATATAGATCCTGCGGTGAATACGTTCAAGGTCTTTTATAACACAATGAAAGCGAACTTATCAACCAAATTTATTACCTATGAGCATGACCTCTATAGAGACTCGGGTCACAGTGCCTTTAAGTCTCAGGCACGTGATATGCTACATAGAAGAGGTTATAAAACTTTATTTGAAGATGTACCCGTGTTAGATGGACCTCGTTATATCCATGAAGACTGGTACGTAAGAGAAGATACTTTTGTTCCATTTGATCATAAGACATGGTACTCATGGGCGTCAGAGTATAGAACACATTTTGTTCCACACACAAGGAAATTAGTTAGATGACAAGTATTAACGAAGCGATGAGAGTTTATCTTGAAGGCAAAAGAGCCTATCATGTTATGAACTGGCATACGTTTACAGCGAATCCCGTCGGTGTTGCCGAGCATGGTGATTTTATGGAAACGTTAGAGAAAGAACTAGAGCATATCGCCAAGTATGACGAACTGCTCGCTACCCTGGAGAAGTTACAATGAACAGAGAAGAAGTATTTGAAACCTTAAAAATAGATGAAGGAGTCAAGTATGAAGTTTATGCCGACCACCTCGGATACCACACTTTTGGTGTCGGGCACCTCGTTACAAATGAAGATCCCGAATGGGGTGACTCGTTTGGGACTGTCGTCTCCGAAGAAAGAGTATGGGAATGTTTTGAAAAAGACCTTGATACCTCAATCAGTGAGTGTCACGCTTTATACGGCGAAGGGGACTTTGACGCATTTCCCGAAGAGGTCCAACAGATATTGGTCAACATGATGTTCAACATGGGTCGAACACGATTGTCTAAATTCAAGAACATGAACAAAGCAATTGAGGCAGGCGACTGGGCAAAAGCGGCAGTTGAAGGGCGTGATTCACGTTGGCACAAGCAAGTAACAAATCGGGCTGAACGTCTGATGGTTAGATTAGAGAACGTTTAAGAAGAAGTGACATGGCAAAGTATGGTAAATTTGATCCGCGAAACAAGAAGCGAACTAAAGATAAATATAGAAGTGAGACTAAGCGGTCTAAACCTGTGAATAAAAAACCAACATCAGTTGAGGACTATGAACAGATTAAAACTGCGTGATCCAAACGGTGCTAATTGGTACTTGTTTGATCAAACAATAAATTTTGCAGGTCGCTCTGGTGTGGGTGATGTGATGCTTGGTCTCAACACCGCATTTTATTGTTCGTATGTTTTAAAAAAAAAGTTACTCTAAACTTTTACTGGCCTAACGACAAAGACTGGACGTTTCACTTTGAAGATCCACAAACATTAGTGGAACAACAGAAGTATCTGCATAGTCGGATGCATGGCTATGATACTGTAGATGTTGAAGTGAATAATATCTTCAACGCAGACACGAGTTTTCTTGAGGGTGCATTACACTCTGGTATTGAGAATAAGTTTGGCTATAGAGTTCTCCACAATATCAACACATGGTTCTTTCGTGAACAATTTCTGAACGTACCTGTTGTTGACAATCTGGTCGTGATATGGAGAACAAAGTGGATTGATTCTAAATATCCTCTGTTCAAAGATAGTTATGACGCTTCATATTGGGATCTAATCATACCTATTCTAAAGATGAAGGGATATAATGTAGTAGAGGTCACTCATCGCACACCCATAAGCGAAGTCTTTTATTTGATCAGTCGGTGTAGGTTCGTGGTAGCCTACAACGGCATGTATCACTATCTTTCCAAGAATCTGATTAAGCCTATGATCGTATTAGGCAATTCTAAAATAATCCGAACACATAATCCACAAGCAATGTATTTCTATTCACCTGAAGAAGATGAAACTCCAAGAGCGTTATTAGATTATCTGATAGATATAGATAAGAATCTACCGTTAATGGAAGAAAAGGTGAAGGGTATTAAAGAAAGATTATATCCTAAAATATATGGCAAAAAATATGCTTAAATGCGCAGTAGGTATGATTCATCTTCCTGATGATCCTATATCACAGACATATAAAAATCTTGTATCACAGTCATGGATAAACGATGGCTTTACTCTGAGTTATTATCCTGGCATAACACCGGCTGACTTAGAGACAATAGAAAAACCTCTCACCTTTGGTCTCAAGGCGAATGGTAGAAACAAAGGTAATCCTCTGACAGATACCGAGAAAGCAATATGGTACAGTCACCGAATGATGTGGAACTATGCCAGCAAGAAAGCCAATCCTCTTATTGTTATAGAACACGATGCTCTGTTGCTAAAACATTTAGATGTATCCTCTATTAAACGACATCCTATTGTGGGCATATGTCACTGTAGTCTTTTATCAAAGAATCATGAGAGAGGTTATCGTATCTCAGCAGGAGGCGCATACATTGTTACACCTCGTATGGCAAGAAAAATGATAGCACAAATTCCTAAAGAAATTACTTTTAATAGTGACGCATTTATTCACAATTATATCACCCGATATGGTGTTTTTGAACACGAGTCTGTCACACAATTGTACTTGCCTGACGTAGGAAGTACAATTCAACATGACTGATTTTCAAGTATTCATAGGCTGGGATCCAAGAGAGAACGATGCATTTGAGGTAGCAAGAGCCTCAATTCTTGAGTATGCGCCTGACGTTCAAGTAACGCCTATTGTGCGCAGTGAACTAGAAGACTCTGGTCTGTATGACAGACACCATGACACCCTAGGAACATCTGAGTTCACGATCACACGATTCTTCGTGCCTTATTTAAGTCGTTATGAAGGGTTGTCTTTGTTCATGGATTGTGATATACTATGTACAACGGACATCAGAGAGATACTTAAAGAAGTTAATCCAGAAAATGCTGTAAGTTGTGTTCAGCATGACTACACACCTAAGACGACAGTAAAGATGGACGGTCAATCTCAGCATAACTATCCTAGAAAGAACTGGTCATCTGTCATGGTGTTTAACAATGCCAAGTGTAAGATCCTGACACCTGATATCGTGAATAGTGCGACCCCTAAATATCTGCACAGAATGTATTGGGCATCAAGCATAGGCAAGTTAAGTCACACATGGAACTATCTTGCAGGTTATTATGATGATATTGAACTACCCAACATCATTCATTATACAGATGGTGGCCCTTGGTTCAAAGGCTATGAGCATTGTGATTTTGCGAATGAGTGGATAAATTTTTATGAAAAGATTAATATATCAAGTAAGAGTGGGAGAAAGTCGCAACAGTAAGTTGTACGACACCTGTATTACTTCAGTCAAAAACTATTGTGACAGACACTCTATTGATCATTATGTTCTCAGATCACCACGTCTGCGTATAGCACCTGATCCTTTTACCTCTAACAGAAGCCAAGAGTCGCATCAAAAACATGGTGGATATTTGCCTATCTATGAGAAAGAGAATGCGTTTGATCTCATGGATGAATATGATCAAATTTGTATTGTAGACGCTGACATCTATATCCGAGAAGACGCACCCAATATATTTGATGATTTTGGTACTGACAAAGCATGGGGATCTGTTGCAGAACGAGAGATGCCTATTACTAAAGAGTACAAGCAAAAGATTGTCAATTACTCTCAAATGCAGTATCGGACATTGCATCCAAATCCTAACTTCAAGCCTAATAATCTTGGCTTTGAGTTCTACAACATGGGTATGATACTGATCAATTCAAAACTGTTTAAGCCTTATCTCAAGGGTCAGTCTGCGAGTCAGTTCATACGCCGCTTTGAGTTTCAGAAGTTTGTTGATGGTCAAGGCGCATGGAAATGGAGCACCGATCAGACATTGCTCAACTACTTTCTAAAGAGAGACAAAGTGCCTGTCAAACACATGAACTTCAAGTGGAATGGTCTGTTCACTGCCAACACCAAGATAACCGAGTGTCATTTTGTGCATTTCTTTTTAAAGGATAAACTGCCTAATCGTGGCGAAAACGTAGACGAACTAATGAAACTGATATGAACTTCGAAGAAAAAACACAAAAATATAGTACATGGGGTGACAAGTATCTCCAACACACCGATGTCTTACACTCTATCCAATATGAAGACACGTTCAAACCTATAACGGTTCAATTGTGTCCTGTTGAGATGTGTGATAGTGACTGTCCGTTCTGTTCAGTTGCGGCACGACCACTCAAGAGTTATATCAAGTGGGACGAGATGGTCCAGTTGTGTGCTGACTTTAAGCGCCTCGGTGCCAAAGCAGTAGAGATTACCGGTGGTGGTAATCCTTTACTGTATCGTGATAAAGAAGCAGGTAAAGATATCAATGATGTCATTGAATTGTTTGGCATGGAAGGGTTTGATATCGGCATCATTACCAACACAGAAAAACTAGAGCGACATCTAAACCCTAAGTTGTATAACTTCATCAACTGGATACGAATCTCTCTAATCAAATTAGATGAGGGCAAAGATCCTGAAGACTATGATTTTGGATCATTTCCTAGAGATCGTATGGGGCTATCTTATATCATCTATGATGGTAACGATAAACCGGATGTGCTGTCACGTACAGGACGAGTCTACTCAGGCACGACCAAAGAAACGATTCAGCGAATCGCTCGTGTGATTGAATTGAATCCGAAGATCAAGTTTTGCAGGATTGCAGGCAACGCCTTAATAGAAGGTGCGCAGATAGAAATACAGAACAAATATCGTGAGGTAGTGACTGAACTAGACACACTTAATAAATTCTTCATCAAGGATATATGGGGTGACACTCATGCGTTTGATGCTGGTTGTTATGTAGGTCTTACACGTCCTTACATTGCACCACATCCAGATGGCGGTGATTATCAAGTGTATGTCTGCACGAGTCACGTTTTAGAGAAGAGAACCTACGATCTAGATTTTAGTCTTGGATCCATTCAAGATGTGATAAAGATTTGGGATGATTGCAACAAGCGGTATGCCATCAAAGGTGTGCCCTACGAGATTCGTGGTGCAGGTGACGGCGGTTGGTCAGATGCTTGCTCAACGTGTTTGTACTATAACAATAACCGATTGCTACATACAGTGGCTCAACCTATGGATTATGATGATAGGAATTTCGCATGACCTTTGATGAAAATTATTTTAAATCTGTTAACTATATTGACTACATGAAAAGAGGTGGAAGATATGTCCAACTAGCAGATGAGATCATGAAACACCTAAAGGTCCATAATCTCGATCAAGGTCCTATTCTAGATTTTGGTTGTGCTGTCGGATTACTACTTGACGGGCTTCAAGAAATAGGTTATAATGACTTGTATGGTGTAGATATTTCTGACTGGGCTATTGAGCAAGCCACAAACAAAGGTCATACCGTATATAAAAAGCCACTGTATGATTCGGTGCATGGTGTGACTTTTGCTTTGGATGTTCTAGAGCATATGAGTGAAGATGACCTGCAGTACTTTATGACGGGTCTTTTAACGAAGGTGTTAGTGTTTAGAATACCTATTCGTCGTGAAGAAGATGATGATTACTTTTTAGAATGCTCACGAGCAGACCCAACGCACACTATCTGTTGGACAAAGAAAGAATGGGAACAATATTTTAAAGAACGGAATTATGTACCTCTGGATATCAATCTTCATACCATATACAATGGTGCTGGTGTGTATTCAGGCATAGCAATCAACCACGCCTTTTTGGATTATTTTAATGAATGATATAGCAGTCAATGCTTTAAGTAGACGATCAAAGCGCGTCTGGACAACACCAGGTCTCGGAGACCGAGCGTTAGTTGTCGCAATGCTAGGCAACTATGTAAAGAAACATGGCTATACACGATTGCATCTCAATAGAGAACACACACGAGCGGGTAGGGTAGAGAAGTGGCTAGAGATGGCGCAGTTTGTACCTGAAGTTGAAGTGGTCATGCATGACATTGGTGCGATGGACGATGGACCATGGAAACAATATCTTCTCGGTAAGGGATACAATGCAAAGTTGTATTGGTTTACTGAGACTATGGATATCACACCCATGGCAGATTTTAATCTACACACATATTTGAAAAAGTCACCTTTATTACCACCCGCAACTGTTTCGTATGATCTACCAGAAAAGTATATGGTTGAGCAGTGGGACTCTACTGATCCTAAACGACGAACCATACCTGCACAGAAGAAACAAATTCGTAAGAAGTGGCTAGATCAAGGCTATGAGTTGATCACGATAGGTGGTGAGGCAACGTCTGATTTTGCTAAGTACGACCTGACCAATATCAGCCATCTGATCGCAAACAGTTCAGGTTTTGTGGGCGTCAATTCAGGTATGTTCTGTTTCTCGTGGCTGTTTCTACCGTTTGATAAGATTTGGTTCTATGGCAAACCAGGTCAAGATCATGTGGATTGGATGGCAAAGTGGTGTAATTTCAATACGGGTGTAAAAGAGTTTAGGGCAGAGAAATGAAAGGCTCTATCATATATGTGAAAGGTCATGCGAAGTCTGAAGAGCAAGCGAGCCAAGCACAACAATCATTTATCAAGTATGGTTGGAATGTAGATCTTGTTGAAGGTGTTACACCTGAGACGTTAGACGATAAAGAATGGGATGTCTCTTGCATAGAAGGTGGTAGACTCATTGGCTTTCAACAAAAAGGTGAGCGGTCTTATCTGACAAAGAAATCCTGTCTGACAAATCATTACAGGCTCTGGCAGAAAGTCATAGAAACAAAACGACCTATGGCATTCATAGAACAAGATGCTATTTGTTGTGGTGCACCACCGAGTACATTTACGGGTGAGGTCTTAATTCTTAATGTTGATTATGCATTCTTACCACCATCGGTGCTAGGCTCACTCTCAAGAATGCATGGTTATAATCCACCCGCTAGTCTGACACCCGCATCATTACCCCGCGACTATCCGCTCAAGTACTACAAGAACAATGTGTATAAAGATCATGCAATGATGCCTGGTACTGCCGCGTATGTTGTAACACCAAAGGGCGCAAAGAAACTATTAAAAGCGGCAGATACACACGGCATTGATCAGTCTGATTTCTTTATCAATAACCACAACGTAGACATCACATATATAAGTCCAAGCCCAGTAAAATTCAACAGTATAAATTTGAATCTGAGTCATAAATTATGAACATAGAAATACCCACCTCAGTAGGTGATCTCATTGATAGAGTCACCATTCTTTCAATCAAAAGCATTCGCATACCAAACAGTGATGACACTGAATATGAAGAACTGAATGCTATTTTAGGTTCACTACCACTGTCCAATTGTGTGATGCATCACCAATATATTCTACTCGCTATCAACCAAGAGATATGGGAGGTTGAAGATTTCAATAGGCAGTGTGAGAGAGATCAAGAGTTTGGTGCATCTTTCATTGACAACGCAAGATCAGTCTACATGCTGAACGATCTTCGTGCACAGGTGAAGCGAACAATCAATAAGATGAGTGGTTCGGCGCTCACTGAATACAAGAGTCACGGAGACTACTCATGAAAAGAGCAATGATAACAGGCATATATGGTCAAGACGGAGCGTATCTTGCCAAACTTCTAGTCGAAAAAGGATATGAGGTCTACGGCGTATCTTCACGGCGTGTCAATCAATCAACGTCCAATCTAGACTGGCTCGGTGTTACTGGTATCAATTTTGTAAACGCTGATATGACAGACCAGACCAGTCTACAAAATGTAATCAAATCAATTCGACCCGATGAGTTCTATAATTTAGCCGCTATGAGTTTTGTGGGTAGCAGTTGGGACACACCGGTGTACACTTCGAATGTCAACGCTATGGGCGTGTTGTATGTGCTAGAAGCGATTAAAAATTATGCACCGCACTGCAAGGTCTATCAAGCCAGCACTAGTGAGATGTTCGGCAATTGCGGTGGTTTTCTTCCTAAGAATGAAGAAACTAATTTTGTGCCTCGGTCACCGTACGGAGTTGCGAAAACATTTGCTCACAATATGATGGTAAACTATCGTGAGAGTTACGGCATGTTTGCCGCTAATGGTATTCTCTTTAATCACGAGAGTCCTATTCGTGGGTTAGAGTTTGTCACACGAAAGATCACTGACGGTGTGGCTAAGATCTCACTGGGTTTGCAAGACACCATATCGTTGGGCAATCTAGACTCTAAGCGAGATTGGGGTTTCAGTGGTGATTATGTGAAAGCCATGCACGCCATGCTTCAAGCAGATGAGCCTGATGATTTTGTGATCGCAACAGGAAAGACATATACGATTCGTGACTTTCTAGATCTTGCTTTCATGGAGGTAGGTATTGAGGACTGGAGTAAACACGTATATCAAGATCCCGCATTTATTAGACCCGCGGAGTTAGATGTGTTGCTGGGTGATTCTACTAAAGCCAAGTTTGTTCTTGGATGGGAACCAGAAGTACCTATCGGTGGACTTGTTGCGATGATGGTGGAGGCTGACATTGAGCGAAACTCATGAAAGAGATTGGGGATGGTGGCACATTCTCGTAGAGAAGGAGCCTCATGTCAAGGTGAAAGAGTTAGTTCTTGAGCCTGGTGGTGCACTATCGTTTCAAAAGCATAGCAAGAGAAACGAACACTGGTTTGTACTCAAAGGCAAGTTCACATTATATTTGGAAGACAAGTTAGGCAAGTCCGAGAGAACATACTCTGAGTACGAATCCTGTGTCATACCCAAGGGAACGTGGCATCAAGGTTGCAATCCATTTGATGAACCATGTTCTATACTTGAAGTTCAGTATGGTACTGAGTGCGTAGAAGAAGATATCAAGAGGAAGAATAGAAAGTTTTGAAAGGCTTCGTTATTACAATTGAAGATTTACCTAAGTCAGTCGCTGTTGCTGAGAGGTGTCAAAAATCTGCGGAGAAGTTTGGTGTAAGCACCGATATTTTTCCTGCGGTCACACCTGCTTTTAACCCTCGTGAACTCATCAAGAAGTTACGGCTCAACGATGAGCATTTCAAGGACGATATCGGCAGTAGACCTGATAATGTTATTGCTACATTTCTATCACACTATCGGCTATGGAGTAAATGCGCCGAAGGAAAAGAAACGTTTGTGATTTTTGAGCATGACGCGGTTGTGATTAACGAGATACCTAAGTATGCTATTTTTGCGGGTTGTATGAATATTGGTGCACCCAGTTACGGTAAGTTTGAACAACCTAGTATGATTGGTGTAAATCCTCTCACATCTAAGAATTATTTTCCAGGTGCTCATGCTTATATGCTCAAGCCACAAGCGGCAAAGATTTTGTGTGAGACTGCGATCACGACTGCGATGGCAACTGACGTATTTCTTCAGAAGTCTTTATTTCCTTGGCTAGAAGAATTTTATCCATGGCCGGTGATTGCAAAAGATACCTTCACTACAATACAAAATGAAACCGGTTGTTTAGCCAAGTACAACTACAGAAAGAATCCTACCGAATATGAATTCCTCAAAGTCTAGAGTATTTTTTACAGGGTGTGACAAGAACACCGAGTGGCAGTTACCGTGGTTTGTAAAGAACTACCAGAAGCACAATGACACACCGTTGGTCTTTGTGGACTTTGGTGTGTCAAACGAGATGCGAAGACAACCATTCTTCTCTAAGTTTATACAAGTACACACTGCACCTAAAGTAGCCGCAGGTGGTTGGTTTCACAAACCCGCTACAATGAAAATGATTGGCGAATTGTATGATGAAGCCTGTTGGTTAGACACGGATATACATATACTCGGTGATATGAGCGGCATCTTTGACTACGTAGAGAAAAACAAATTGTGTATGGTAGAAGACAAACCGTGGTCATCACGAAGAGGTGAGACGTGGCACAACAGCGGAGTGGTTGCATTCTCTGGAGTTCCTGATATACTTAACGCTTGGGTTACTGAATGTACAAGAAATCCAAGGCAAGGTGATCAAGAAGTTTTGCATGAGATTGTCCGAGAGTCTCCACTCAAAAGAATCGCTAACATATCAGATGCGCCTAACAAATATAACTGGTTGCGCATTCAGTTAATAGATGGACAAGACAGTTGGGATAAAGTGGCAATGCATTGGACAGGTGAAAAGGGTAATATGCAAATTAAAAAGTTGATGTACAATGAGTAATGTTTGGCACGTTCTAGGTAACGGTGATAAGGCTGTCTATTACAATCAACGTAAACAGAAAGAAGGTAAACTGTTATTGTGTAATATGCCTCCCTTTGAAGTTGACAAGAAGCCTTATGGCACGATGATGGTTGACTTTAAGATGATGATGGCACTTAACGAAGGTACTGTAAAACTTGATGCATATGATTGGATATTGGGCACACGTCCTCGTATATGGATGTACGAGCAAAGCAATTTTTATCTGAAATATGCTCGGTGTGTCAAAGAGTTTTATACGCACGTTCCAGATTATGCTGGCAATGCTACTAACTTTAACTGTGGTCATGCGGCAGTTCACTATGCCGCCAATCATAAGAAAGCGGATGAGATTCACATGTATGGTTTTGATACATTGTTTGATTTCAATATGAGATCTGTAACAGACTTGGTCCTGTCCAGTGATAGAACACAGACAAACAACTACAGATTGCTGAACAACTGGCGCCCGGTTTGGCGTGATATCTTTCGTGAATTTCCATCAACAAAATTTATACTACACCATAACCACGACAAATTAAAAATACCTGTGCTTGACAACATGGAAATAATAGTGTATAATGATACATTAACTAAAGCACAAACCGTCACAGATGCTTCTGATATATCCGATGGTCGTGGTATGGATCAACAAATCATCAATCCTGGTGCAGAGATTCCGCCCAATCGTGCAGAGCGTAGGAGATTAGCCGCCCTTGAAAGAAAGTATAAAAGGTAAATTCATTCATGAGCCAGTGATGATCGGCTATGACGATCTGATATCAGAAACACTCAGTACTGGTAGAACTTATAACACACCCGAGGGCAAGAAATATCCCTCAATAACAACCATCCTAAGTATACTGAGTGAAGAGAGTATACAAAAGTGGCGAGCGCGTGTTGGTGAAGAAGAAGCCAATCGTGTGTCTACACGTGCCTCACGGCGTGGAACTGCTGTTCACGAAGCGTTAGAAAAGTATGTCAATAATGTGGACTGGAAAGAATTGCTTGACACACAGACCCCAGATGTGATACAATCTATATCCAGTGTACGTGATGTCCTGGACAAATCACTAGGTAAAGTATATGGACAAGAGATCCCGTTATATTCTCATCATCTTAGGACTGCTGGTCGCGTTGACTGCGTTGCTGAGTTTAATGGAAAACCATCAATCATTGACTACAAAACAAGTAAAAAACTCAAACCAAAAAAGTTCATTGAAAACTACTTCTGTCAAGAAGCCGCTTATGCGATCATGTGGGAAGAACGCACCGGCATGCCAATTACCCAACTCGTTACCGTGATTGCGGTTGACGCTGGTAATGATGGCTTACCGTGTGCGCAAGTAGTGATAGAAAATCGTGACAATTGGACACCTATGTTATTGGAGACAATAGAAAAATATGAGCAAAGACAAAGTAAAAGAATCCGCTGAGTATGATAACTTTATTGGTGACAAGGTTGACATGTCACCTATAGGTCTAGATGCTTTTGGATTAGAAGTAACAGGTGTTGACCCTCAGTCTGCTGAAGCACACTGGGTTGGTATGCCTGAGTTTCGCCAAGAAGATCAAAAACCATTCAAGACTCTTTATGTTCATTTTCGCACTGAAGATGATTACAAAGAGTTTGCAGATGTGATCGGTCAGATTCTCACCAAAAAAACCAAGAGCATTTGGCACCCCAAGAATGAGATCACTAAAAATTCATTGTTAAGATGGGTAGAAGATGACGAATCCTAAGTATCCTGTATACATTATTAGTAAGGGTAGACATGAATCAATGTACACCTCTAGATCACTTGCTAGGATGCACGTGCCTCATTACATTGCTATTGAGCCACAAGATGAAGCAAACTATGAGGCTTGCTTAGATACGTTTGGTATTCGTGAGTATGTGACGCTATTGATTGCACCATTCAGCAATCATGGTGATGGTCCTGGTCGTGCTAGAAACTGGTGCTGGGATCATTCTATGGCTATGGGTGCTAAACGTCACTGGGTCATGGATGATAACATCACCGACTTCTATAGACTCCATGAGAATGTCCGCATTCGTGTTGGTTCTGGTGTATGTTTCAAGATCATGGAAGACTTTGTAGATCGGTACAAGAACGTCAAGATTGCTGGACCACAGTATCGTTTCTTTTGTGCGCCTAATCAGAAGTATCCACCATATGTGAAGAACACTCGGATCTATTCTTGTCTGTTGATTGAGAATGACTGTAAGCACCGCTGGCGTGGTCGATACAATGAAGATACTGATATCTGCTTGAACGTATTGAAAGACGGTGACTGTACTGTTCAGTTCAACGCATTCCTTCAAGGTAAAGGTGCTACTCAAACACTCAAGGGTGGTAACACTGAAGAGTTTTATCACAAAGAGATTGGTTATGATGCCGAGACTGGTGAAGCGATTCAAGCAGATGAAACTCTAGAGGTAAAAGACCGATACAATGTGGCAGGTACTGTGGCTAAATCTCAGATGCTTGTTGATATGCATCCTGATGTAGCAAAGATGGTGTTTCGATATGGACGTTGGCATCACCATGTAAACTATGAGCCGTTTAAGAAACTGCCATTAAAGTATACCGACGGTATAGATATACCTAAGGGCGTAAACAATTACGGCATGAGACTAATCAAAAACTGGAATTCAGATGAGCAATATCAGAGACGCGACCAAGACATTGCATGACAGGCTTGAAGCCTTACCTTTTAACAAGAGAATGTTTGAAGGTAATCAAACGAACGCCGAACGAGCGACATACCTTTGTTCTAATTTGGAAATCTTTGAAGTGTTAGATCCTCACGTTCCCGAAGACATGAGACGTAGCCATCTAATAGAAGAAGACATAGGCAAACTTGCCGAAGCCTTTGCAGACGCCCCTTCGACCACGTTTGCTTATAGGACATATCTAGAAAGAGTATGTGACGATTTAAGACCGCACATTTATCTTAACTATATGGGATTCATGTTCGGTGGTCAGATAATGAAGAAACGATATCCTCTAGCCGCTTCAATGTATGAGTTTGATGACATTGAAGGCAAGCGTGAATACATTCGTGAACGAGTCTGTGAAGGATATAATTCTCCTCACTGGAGAGGGTTTGTAGATGAGGTCAAGATTGGGTTTAAATGGCATATAGGTATTTCAAAAGAACTAGGCACATACTTTAATGTGGAATAAGTTTATAGATTTTGCTGAGTATGCTCAGATCATGATGAGTGGCTTTTGTGGTAAACCAGAAGTCTCTGTCAATGGTCCTCATACGGACATTCGCTACTCATCCACAAATGTTGATCTAGCAAACATATCTATTATTGATATGCGAGCAGAAAAGAAAATGTGGATGATGCACATTGCGTGTTTTGCCAATCCACGAAGACCCATGCCTATCTATGGGTTTGATGTTATATGTGGTGAGAACAAAGTTACTGGATGTTTTCATGACATGTCGCCCACACAACCGGGTGCACATCCGACACTGACTAAGTTCGGTGAGTTTGTGGGTCACTTCGTTCCCGCAAGAGAACGCGAGTTACCACCTTGGGCAAAAGAAATATTCTCACCTCACATGGTCGTCGCGGGTGCTACAAAAGACGAAAAAGAAACCACCAATCTTGTTTACATGGGTAAAGAAAATCTTTTCACTTGGTTTCAACATAACTCTGAAGACGGTGAGCATTGTAACCCTCCAATACAGACAGATCCTAAGATCATCTCCGCATATCTACAGTCCCTCAGTAAGTATTGTACAAACCAATTGATGAACACCAACTCTAAGAATGTTATGATATCATTAGGGCTGGATGAAGACTACGTAACCGAGTTCAAGAAACGCCAGTTTCCTTACTAATGAATAATCTTATTCCTACGGTATCTGTGGATCAGTGGCAGATGATTGAACATCGCCGCCAACAAGAATCGGACCACTGGCAAAAGATTCAAGAGCGAAATGCACTTAACTCTATTCTTACGATTGAGATAAACACCACAGAACTCTGCAATAGGTTCTGTGTATTCTGTCCTAGACATGATCCAAAAGTATATGATAATAGAAATCTCCATCTCACCATCAAAGGTGCGACCATCATCGCTGAAGAACTAGAGCGGTCATCATTTGAGGGCAAGATCTCGTTTAGTGGCTTTGGTGAGAATCTACTCAATCCATGGTTTCCTGAAATCATCTCGGTGTTTAGAAAACATAGACCCAACAATGTCATTGAGTGCAACACCAACGGCGACAAGTTAGATGAGCATTATACACGTCGGATATTTGATGCGGGTATGTCCATCATTTATGTGAATCTCTATGATGGTGCAGAACAAGTTGAGCATTTTGATAAAATCTTTACCATGGCAGGCATACCTCAAGAAAAATATAGATATAGAGTGCACTGGGGTGACATGGAGAACCATGGTCTGGTGCTAAACAATCGGAGCGGTGTGGTTGACTGGATGGGCATTGAGGAATCAACGGTAGAAGCCGTCAAAGGCAAGCCTTGCTACTATCCATTCTATAAGATGTTTGTGGATTGGAATGGTGACTGTGTTTTATGTTGTAATGACTGGAATCGTGAACAGATTGTGGGTAATTTGATCACTCAGAGCCTACATGATGTCTGGTTTGGTAAGCCAATGCGTAAAATCCGAGAAAAACTGGGAAAAGGTGATCGCTCTGAGACCCCTTGCAAGAACTGTAACGTAGACGGCACCTTGTTTGGTAAGCAATCTTACGATTTCATAAATGGATTAGACACATGAAAAAAGCACTATGGTATACCGCTGGTATGCTCTCTCTGGGCATGGCCTACATCGGATTTGTCACACCTGGCATACCATTTAGCATCTTTTTGGTGTTTTCCGCATATTGTTTCAGCAAATCCTCTAAAAAAATGCATGATTATCTGTACAATCACAAGCACTTTGGACCCTTTCTGACTAATTGGGTAGAGAAGAGAATATTCCCCACCCGAATGAAGTACGCCATGGTGCTGGTTATGAGCAGTTCTATCGCATTCCTCTGGTTCACCACCTACAATCTCAACGCAGTACTGTGGTCAGGTGGCTTTATGGCGGCTGTGGCTATCTGGGCATGGAGATACCCTGGTTCAGAACATGAATGGAATTCACGTAATCCCTCCTGAACATGAAAATAAATCATGTAAAAAGATCTAAAAACTGTTGACAAAACATAAAAAACCTGCCATAATGTACTCATCAATTAAAGAAAAGAGTGCAAAAACATGGCTATATCAATCTTCGAAGTGTGTCACATAGGTACTGTTAAAGGTGTTATTGCTGATACAGTTCACTA